TCAAGCTGCAAGACGGCCAGTGGATTCCCAAATGCATGGACATGATCACGGTAGACGATGTAGCGCGCATTATCGCACGTTACATGGACAACCTCGATTACGAGCCAAAAAAGTGACACCGCGCCGGCATACAACAATCGCCATCGACTTTGATCGCACATTTACAAGCGATATTGAGATGTGGCGGTTGATTGTGCAGCAATTTGTTGCCCGCGGGCATACCGTGCTTTGTGTCACGGGTCGAACGGACTGTAACCGTAATAGGCTCGAGTTAGTCAGAGTATTCGGCGAAGATACGTTTAAACTTCTCACCTGCTGCATATTCTGTGACCACTCTCCGAAAAGGGCGCACACAGTACGTTTAGGTTACAAGGTCGATATTTGGATTGATGACCTGCCAGAAGGGATTGGCGCAACTGATACGCAGGAATTTAAAAAGCTCGAGGGGCAGTTTGATGTCTGCGAGCCGCTTCCTGTATTTGCTCCCGGCGCTGTAAATAACGATGCTATTTGGCACCCGCCGGCCAAAGCGTTATTTACGAAATAGGGGGCAACCCCTGTAAACTAATTGTTTACCGTCCGGATGGATCCGGCCGATTTAAACCACTGAACGGATTCAGTGTATGCAATTCTGCTGGCATTATCTGTACGTCATTATTTACCCGGCGCTCGGGTATAAGCTGTATTATGGCTCGCGCATAACTGCGCGCCACCCGGACGACGACCATACGTATTTTGGGTCGTCTAGGACGTTTGCGCGGTATAACGCGCCGGAACACCCTGAATATCAAGCTAACGCTATCAAGGTAGTGCTTTACGCCGAACACTGCCGCCGAAACAAAACAAACGCCCGGCGGATCAGTTCTCGGGAGATGCGGCTGATTAAAGCGGCCCATAAAGAGCACGGGCCGGATATGTGCCTAAACAGAAACGCGGCCGGGCGATTTATTCGGACGGCAGCCGAGTTAAGCGCTACAGGCAAAAAAGTTGCCGCCCTCGGCCTCGGCATGTACAGCATGTCACCCGAGCACAGGCACGCGGCAAATAAACGCGGCGCCGCAGCTTCCGGACGAAAAAAAGCGAAAACGTACAAAATGCTCACGCCAGATAATAAACGCAAAACGATTCATAATATGCGCGCATTCTGCCGCGAAAACGCGCTTAACCACGGTCACATGTTTCAAGTGGCTAAAGGTAATCTGAAATCGCACAAAGGCTGGAGAAAACAATGAGCAGCATCTATTACGCCTATCTTACCGCGTTGTTTCTTATTCTGGTTGGCTACGTGGTCGGCTATACCATTGGCCGACTAGATCTTATATATCGGACGTTATGCCTGTTTACGTCCGGTACATCGGGCGCGGGTAAACCGGCGGACTTTTTCTCCAAAGTTGCGGCTGAGGACAACGCATTTCGCGTAAAACCCAAGATAGACATCGACGACAGTAAGTTCGTTGCGCCGATTAAGACCGACAATCTGGCCAAAACAAGCGACGCAACACTTGGCAAAATCACAACGACCGAGGATGATATTCAAGCATCTGTTTCACGGCTTGCCCAGCTAAAAGGAAAATAACAATGGCAAAAGGCTTAGACGTCGGTACATCATTTGTTGTCTTAGCGGAGGACAGCGCCGGAGAAGTCGCGTACAAGGACTTCCGCGACGCGTTCTACGTTATTAAGCCGACGACACCCGTAGCTACCAAGATGATTGAGAAGGGGCTGGCCGGTAAAGTCTTCGTTAAAGACAGCGACGGCAGCTTTATTCTGCTGGGCCAAGATGCCATTGAAAAAGCAGTCGAGCGCAACGACTCGGCCAAGCGCCCTATGTACAAAGGCGTGGTAAGTCCCAAGGAAAAAGACGCTAAGCGAATTCTGGCGTACATCCTGAAGGAAGTAACCGGACAGGCAAGCGAGCCGGGCGAGAAGATTGTATTCTGCATCCCCGCGCAGCCCGTCGACCAAGAAGACGAGGACTTTGACGTCGGTTATCACGAAGATACAGTAAAGGCTATCTTGAGCGAGGTCGGCTATAGCCCAAAGGCTATCAACGAAGCCGAGGCGTTGTGCTATTCAGAGTTCGAGAACGATGACTATACCGGCGTCGGCCTGTCGTGGGGCGCGGGTATGGTCAACGTATGCGTCATGCTCAATGGCGAGCCCACCGTCATGTTTTCGACTACCAAGTCCGGTGACTGGGTCGATCGCATGTCGGCTGTGGCTGTAAATGAGCCGGACAGTGTCGTGCAAGCTGAGAAAGAGCACGGCACGTTCGTAGTCGGTGAGCCCAACGACAATCCGATTCTGGGCGCTGTATCTTCCTATTACGAGCGCCTGATTGAGTACACAGCGAAACAGCTGGCGGCTGCGCTGACCGGGCACAAGCTCCTGCCGAAGTTCAAAAACCCGCTAGTTATTGCGGTTGCGGGTGGAACGTCTAAGGCGGCCGGGTTTGTTGACCTGTTTGCAAAGAAACTGGCTGAAAACAACTTCCCCTTAGCCATTAAAGAAGTCAGGCACGCTAATGATCCGTTACACGCAGTTGCGCGCGGATGTTTAATTGCCGCCAAGATTCTCTAGTCATTTCAGGTTACCTTTCTGCGCTGTTAAAATTGATATTGTCGTAAGTTAGTCGTGGTGGCCGACTGGTTAGGGAAGCAGGCGCCGAGCAGGGATGCGAAGCGCCTGACAGGAATCCGTGGTCAGGCTGAGGCCGCGTACACGGTAGGTGGAGCAATGAATGCCGCACGAGGTCGAGTTTACACCTTAGTAAGTCATTGCGTTGCCCCGGTTCGCCGGGGTTCGGTCCTGTGGGCGGGGATCACAGGGGCTTGCGACATATCGATATAACTGGTTAGGTGACAAGATGTTAGACGAATACTTTCATGCGCTGTCGGTGTTTGCCAGCGCATTTGGTGTGTCGTCTTTTGCCGGATTAGCGACACTTTTAAGGTTTGCGCGAAAACTCTCAAAACTGGCCGTATTCAGCGCAATGCTTAACGCGGGCTTTTTGGGGCTGTCGATAGCGCTTATTTGGTATCAAAATTACAAGAAAGCCGAGAATGTCTACGGTTTGCTAGGAATTTGCGTCCTTGCCGGGATGGGTGGCTCTACGTTGACGGATTTGTTAATATCTTTACTGTCAGGCGCAGGTATCAAAGTCACTATTACTCACGAGCGAGACAGCTATGGAGATTTCAATAATGACACAACAGACCCGCGTTAATCTCAGCTGGGCCGCCATTGTGGGGTCCGTCGTCTTTTCTGTTCTTTTAGTGGCAGCGGCACGCGCTGCTGCCAACCATTCGGAGCGAGCATCCGCGCCATCAATCGAGAATACCTCTAAGTAATTGATGCCTGATAGCTCAACGGTAGAGTAGGCGGCTGTTAACCGCTTGGTTCTAGGTTCGAATCCTAGTCAGGCAGCTGAGAACTGATTATGGATGGATTATCTGTCTTATACGCGCTGTCCCCGGCAATTAATGCCGAGTTGTACAAGCAGGGCAATGCGCACGGTTGGCTGGCTAAATCTGCTGCCCCCATAGCTAGCCACTATCTTGCTGGTCGGCTTTATATGGCTAAAAGCGGTTGGCTGCTGCTTTCGGTGCCCAATGCACTAGTACGAGGTGTGTTTGATGCCATGACCGACGCTGGTGTCGAGCTGCCGCGCGCCGGTGTGATGAATGTGCCCAACGTAGACAAAGAACTGCTTAACGCGCACATCTCGGTGATGACGGCCGAAGAGGCTGAGAAGATTGGCGCCAATAACATTAATGAGCGCGGCCAGTCTTTTAAATACTCTCTTGGCCCTGTCAAAGAGCTAGCGCCCAAAAACATTGATGGTGTCAGCAAGCTCTGGGCTATTCAAGTTTCAAGCCCCGAGCTGTCGGCCCTGCGCAAGAGCTATGGTTTGTCAGCCTTGCCTAAAGACGAGCCGTTTCACATTACGGTAGCTGTCCGACGCACCAAAGTTCTCGGCAACAACGCTGTCAGCAAGGGTTACGAAACCTCTGCCGAACCGCCAGAAGAGCATAGCTTTCGTAACCCCATCAGTAGGGGAGAGTTGAAGGCGGCTGCCCATGAAGGCGCTCCGTGGGATACGCCTGTTGATAAACTGCCGTGGCGTGAGCGCGTTGAGGTGTATGCCCACGATCCCAAGGGGCGTATTTACGGCGGCATCTGGAATACAGACAAATCATTCGCTGTTCCCGGCGGCGGTATAGATCCGGGCGAAGATCCGGGACAAGCCGCTATTCGTGAACTTGAGGAAGAGACAGGAATCAAAGCGACAAATGCCCGCGTTTTGCCAATTGCGCCAGTAGACAATGCATGGAGCGATAAGCACAGGCAGGAGAAGCAGCGCAATTTCGCAGGGTCGCGCACGCACTTCGTAGCGGTAGACATTCTGAACAAAATGCGCCGCAAGAATCTCGACAAGTGGGACGCCGCGCAGCGCAAGATGTACGACCCCGCTGCCGCAGAGCAGATGATGGCAAGCCACACTAATTTCATGGCGCCTAGCGTCGCTGCCGGCCGACTTGCGGCGCTCAGGCACATTATTGCCAACGCCGCTAAGAAAACAGCCGCCGAACTTTCCCGCTCGGGACAAAAAGACATGTTACCCGGCGGAAAAGCTGACAATGTTCCCGATCAGGAATTTTCTCCAAAAGAACTTGCTATAGGAGCTGCAGATGAGCACGAACACACAGACAATGTTCCCGATCAGGAATTTTCTCCAAAAGAACTTGCTATAGGAGCTGCAGATGAGCACGAACACACAGACAATGATCAAGTCGCCCGTGAAATTGCCAAGGATCATCTGCAAGAAGACCCCCAGTACTACGAAAAAGAAAAGCTGAATCAGAAAGAAGCGCAGCCAGCAATCATTCTCAAGTTGCGCGAGGCTAAAGAGCATTCTGATAACAAGCGCTACGACAAGAAGAACGAGATCCTGCGCAGGCTCATGACACAAGCGCCTAACGAGTGGTTTGTAGATGACCCGCTACCGCGCCATATGGGTATTACGCACGCCCCAACCAGCTTTCGATTTCACGCAGATCCCGGCATTATCCCGACTGGCGTAAAAGTAAAAGCCAAGGCAGCGAGCTCTAATCCTTACTGGGATCAGATCACAAACTTCAGTCAGGCGCCCGTAATCGATAAGAGCAAGTCGATCTGGCAGAACTTTTTCAACTACCTAAAAAATCGTACCGCTAATGCAGATCGGCAGTACGATATGCAGCAGAACGACCACAAGTGGCGGGCTGAACTTATCCCGGGTTACCGCGAGCAGATGAATATGGCTATTGCGCGCGGGGAGTTCCCAAAGCCAAATCCGACGGCGGAATTTTTAAGAAATACAGCAACCCCAGCCTTAAACGCGGTGTCATAAATGGGCCCAATACTTGAAAAGATTAGTAACTGGTGGAAGCCTAAGCCGGCACCTACACCTACACCCACTCCCGCGCCAATTCCCGTACCAGAGCCCCCGCCAAAACCCACGCCTACGCTAGATATCACGCCCGCAACGCCGAGTAAGATTCAGGCAGTTAATTACATCCGCGCGCTGCTGATTTTAAAGCAGATCCCGTTCAAGAAGCTGCGTGAGGAATTTCTTAAGTTGCCGCTAAAGCAGATCGCTTACACTATTGGTGTGGTTATCTGGTTTATCATGACTTATTCGTTTATCACACGTTTGTTTGGTATGTAAATGTCCAACACAGCCACCGACATCGCGAATTGGCAGCGCGTGCCCGATAGGGTGCGCGCACTGTTTCCAGCTGCCTATGCGCTGCACGTGCTACACAATAAAACAGCCAGCGACGTCGGTATCCTTGGCATTGCCTCGGTAAGTTGGGAACCCGAAACGCGGCATATCAACGTACATACGCCTGAGCGCCTACCGGATCGACTTAAGATAGCCTACGCCAATACGCTGCATGCTGATGGCACAGTGGTATTCACGCAAGCTGAGCCCGATATCACGACTGCTGTAATAGTGAAGCAGGCACTTATCGCACCTAGTGTCGGTAAGGCGTGGCAGGGCGCGAATAAAGTCTTAGGCGGCCCTAACCCGTTATCCAACGCCATTGTGTCTAGTTTGGTACTCGGCGGCCTCGGCTACGGTACGGGCACGCTTTTAGAGCACCTGATCCCCGACACATATCTGGAGCGCGGCCGTTTCAGGAATCCCATGGCAATAGCTGGTGTTCTGGGCGGCGTGGGCATCGGTGCGATGAACGCCGGCGAAACTGCGCGCCAGCTTAATCAGGGTTATTTGAAATCTTGGGTGACCAGCAATAACACACCGATACCAAAACAAGCTTTTGACTCGTTTACAAATCTCCGTGCGCCGACAATTAAAGTTGACGCCTTTAACCGCGCTGTATGGGCTGACGCCAGAACAGGTTACAACCAGACCGGTATAATTGACGGACATACTTCGCCTTCTATTGCAGCTGCGACGACCGGCATAATGAGCGGAATTTCATCACAAGCCCGGTCGCCTATTATCAGCCCCGCTACTGTTATTAACGGTTTGGCGTCGGCTGGCGTTGGATTAGCCACTGCCAATATTGCCGGCAGAACGCTCGGCGCGCTGGCGGGTTTAACACCAGCTGCGCAGTCAAAGATTCAAGACGCAGGTATGTGGGCGGGTATGTTGCATGCCGTGATCCCGCCGCTCTTTGGCGCGCGCTAATTATTATCAGTTGCGCGTGCGTGTTCGTTTAGTCACAATGTATAGATAACAGGAGGATAATATGACGAAGAAAACTGCGACTACGGTTAAGCCGACTAGCGACGCCCTACGCGACAATCTGCGCGAAGAGCTGCGCGTTCTGCAGGCCGCCGACAACACGAACCCCGAAGGCAACTGGGTCACTCCCGAGTTTGTCTCGATGGTCAGTACTGTTGCCGTGAATCTTGTGACTGCCGCAACGATTATCGGTTGGGTTGATGTTAACTCTGCGCAAGAGCTCACCCGCGCTTTGACGACCATCGCGACTGCCGCTGGCACCATCAGCGTAAACGGCCTTATCGTTTGGAAGTACTTGGCCGGCCGTGAGGCTGTCAAGAAGGAAGCTGTTCGCGCTAAGTATCAATACATGGAGTCGGTAGCGGTTGAGCGCTTGCGCGCCAACTCCGGCTGGTGATGGCTGACAACGATTTAAAATTACGGATCGAATCGAGCGAGGTTCTACGGCGAGCAAGGGAGAACCTCTTAAGCGAGGTTTCTTTTCGCGCTGACAAATCCGCTCGGTTCGATCCGTTCACCATCATCATGATTATCTCGATTATCGTTCAGATGATCGCGATTTGTCAGAAACGCAGGCATCCGGACGGCATCATAGCGGATATTAGAAACGCTAAGACGTTGCCGAAGTTTAGAACACGTAGATTGCGCAGAAAGCTTGATGCGCTGTGGGACGAATGCTGCGGGCACAATACAGAAGAGTGTGCTAGTAACGCGTTGTTTGACGCAGTTATTGAGCAGTCAGAAAACGCAACAGACGAAGAGATCAACGAAATCATGCGTTTAGCGGCGGAGGTCGATGCCCGCTAAACAGCAATATTTGCATGGAGGCAAATTATGGGGGCATCTAAAAGCGTATTAGCCGTATCTGAAATTCTGCGCCGGCTGCAAAAGCTCGGTTACTTCGGCGATCAGGCGTGGGCGCAAGTTAAGAAGACTAGCGGTAAGGCTCTCGAGGCCGCTATTCGCGAATACCAGACTTTTCACGGCCTTGAGCCGACTGGCATTGTAGGCGCACGTACAGCGCACGTTATGAGCCGGCATCGTTGCGGCTTGCCTGACTTCAATATCTCTGGGCGCAGCGGGCCTTGCCGCTGGCCGATGAAGAACATCACTTACTTCTCGCAGCTCACGTTGCCGGGTTTGACAAAAGAACAGTGCGCGACAGCGTTTGATACGGCTATTGGCCAGTGGGCTGCCGTATGCGACATAGACCCTATTCGCGTTGACGGACCGGGCGTAGCCAACATTTTTGCCAAGTCTGGTAAAGGCAAAGCCGTCGGACTGGATGACCGCGGCGGCACGCTGGCGTGGAGCGAACTGCCGTGCGACGTTACTGAACATATGCAGCTTGATCAGATGTTTGACGAAGCTGAGGACTGGTCGTTTGATATGGCAGTCGCTGTTATTTGCCACGAGCTCGGGCACGCCCTTGGGCTTGCGCATCTTGGTAAGGGAAACCTTATGGCGCCCTACTATGATCCCGGCGTTAGCGCGCCACAAAAGGGCGATATTGCCGAGATGGTAGCTTTATATGGCAAACGTAAAAAAGCTGCGCAAAAAGCAAAAAGCAACGCGACAAAAGTCGCCGGAACAATTATGATCAACGGCAAACCGTACATGCTTGTTCCGCAGTTTTGATAAAATAGGTAAACCTCAATTAGTCACTGGAGACATTATGACTCAATTTCAATTGCTCTGTGCGGCTGCGTTTGCCGCTGCTGTGTTACTTGTATACCGCGCGCAGTTATTCGCTTGTGTGCGCGGCTTACTCGGCCATGCCCGCGGTTCAGCGCCTGTAGCGCAGCCGTCGATTGCTGTGAGTCTGGTTAATGATCTGGTGGCTGTAACGCAGCTCCGCGACCGGCTTGCAGCAGAGGGCTGTAAAGAAGGCGTAGATGCCTGCACCGTGTTACTGCGCGTAATCGTCGAGTTCCAAGAGCCGTCAAAGGGTGTTGTATGAACTGCAAAAATTGCGGTAGGGCCTTAGTGTGGCTGGCCGGCGCATTACTGGCCGTTTCGCTGTTGTTTCCTAATGGGTTTCCGTCCGTAAAGAAACCAGTTGCCCCGGTAGTGCCTGTAGCGCCGCACGCAACCGACGCTGAGATTGTAAAGTTGCTGGCTGAAGCCGATGCAGTGGACAAGCAACGTGTTTTCGATGTGTACACGGCGCTTAGCGTAGTACTGGCCCGCGATCTTGCCAAGCCGCCGGCGCGCATTACAACAACAGAGCAGTGGGCGGATCTGCAGGCGAATACGCTGCAGCTCGCTATTGATCAAGCTGGCAAATATCCGGGATTGGATAAGGCTATTGAAGCTGTGTTTCTGGCCAAGCTGGGCACGGATGACGTGCTTCCCGGCACACCTGATACGCAGGCAAAGTTAATCGACGCGTGCGACACTATTGCAAGCTCTGCGCTGGGTAAGTAATGCCAACCGACGTACTTTATTGGTTGTTGAGTATTCTGGTGCTTGTGCTGTGTTTCTTAGTGCTGCGAAGCACCTACAGAAAACCAGCGGCTCCAGTTTTGTTGGGTGTAGTTCAACTTAGGAGTGATGAATCTATGGCAGACGTTTTAAGCTATACAGTTACAGCCGCGTTGCCCGTGGACGCCGACGTTGTTTCGCGCCTGCTCACCATCACGGTGAACGGCGAAGATATGGGCACTGCTGAAGTGCCCGTTGATTCGACTGAACTGAGCGTGTTTTCTGCGCCGCAGGATGCGGATGTCACGCTGACGCTGGTAGATGTTGACGATGCCGGCAACAAGTCTGAGCCGGCTGTTTATTCGTTCGTTGCAGCCGACACACTTGCGCCGGCGCAGCCGGGCGGTCTCGGTGTGACGCTTACAGGTGAATCGACTCAGGGCTAACCAAGTTTTAGGGGCACGCCATGGCGACCAACGAGCACTTTTTTGATAACGTCTACGACGTTGTGGCCGCGTATAACACCGGCTTTACGGGAGCTTACAGCAACCCGGAAGCCGCGGAGGCTCTGCGCGATCAAATTAAGTCGGCAGGCGGTATTCCAGACGGCGCCATGGCGTGCTCCGCTTATAATCTCGAGGAGAGCGGAAAGGGCAAACTTAGTTTGCCCTTCCTCGAGATTTTAAAACTGTATCCTGATTGTTTACCGGGCGGCGCGCAGGGCCGTGGAGACTGTGTTTCATGGTCAACGCGTAACGCCTGCTTGGGTACGATGTGCTGCGACATTACAAGCGGCGTGCCCGACCCCAACAGCAACAGGCTTGAAGGCGCGCCCGAAGTCACCGACGCTGCGCGTTTAAACGGCGTCCTCAGCACTGAAGCGATTTACAATTGGCGCCGGCATGGCGGGGACGGCTGGAGCTGCGCCGAAGCCGCGCAAGTAGTGCTGAATGAATCAGGACTTTGGTTGCGGAAAAAGTACGACGAAATCGATGTTGACTTCACCACATATAGCTCTCGTAACGCCGGTATTTACGGCTCAAAAACGCCACCAGCTTCGTGGCGCGAGATTGGCAAGAATCATCTTGTCCAGACTGTAACAGAGGTCGAAACATACGAGGCGCTGCGGGATCTGCTTGCTAACGGTTACTGCGTTAGTAGCTGCGGCGGCGAAGGATTTTCCAACCAGCGTGATATTAACGGCGTGTCAAAAAGGCAAGGCTCTTGGGCGCACGCGCTCGCTTATCTCGCTGTTGACGACCGCATTGAAATTATTAAGCTCTACGGTGAGCCGCTTATTTTGGTCCAAAATAGCTGGGGAAATTGGAATGACGGCGGGCGGCGTATATTCGGTACATTTGTCGATATCCCTATTGGCTCGTTCTGGGCTAAGTGGTCGGATATCAAGAACCGGTATATGATCGCTATTTCTGGTGTAAATGGCTGGCCGCCGAAAAAGCTCAAGAACTATGGCGCTCTCGGTAACATATAGTTGCAACGTGTTGCAATAATCGCAAAAGGACGACACATGTTTGAATGGCTGTTTCTGATCTTTACGCCAGTGGTGCCCGATGCCGACACGCCCAAAAAAGATTATGTCGGCGTGGTCGCTGCAGAGGCTGCTTACTCTGCTTTACTGTCTGGCTCGGCGCCGGTGAAACCCAAGCCCATCGACCCTAATTGCCCAACGTGTCACGGCACTGGCAAAGTAAAGTCAGGCGACGGTATCAGCTGGACAAAGTGCCCGACGTGCCAGCCCATGATGGCTGCCCCGCCGCAGCCTTCAATGAAATTACAGACGCGCCCGTTAGCGCCTGTTAAGACAAGTGCCTGCCCCGACGGCAAATGTCCTCTCTATCGTGGTTAATTAGTCGGGCAATCTAACGAGGCTATCATGTCGGATCGCAAGGATGTGATCGGGAAGTGCTACACGTATCGCGGGCTGAAGTTTTACGCGCAGAATGGATTTATCTGTCTGCATGACGAGGATAGCGGCGAATTCTTCGTCCTTACTCGCCGCGAGTTTCTTGAGCGGGCTGCCGCGTTAAGCGAAGAAGCCAAGCACCTGCGCGTCATGATGGCGCAGAATCCCAGCAAGAAATGGCTGCCATCTGACCGCGCCGATCTGCAAAACGGCGTCGAGTTAATGGTCGCCGCCGCTACTGAAGCCAAAGAGCAGGGCGACCGCACCGACCCTGAAGTAGACGCGTGGTTCTTAAAGCACCGGCCGCACCGTAAGAGCAAGCTTTCGTTAGCTGGCTCAGGCGCTAACTTCACTGCTGGTAAGCCGGGCGCTCTCCCGCTTGGGCATAACACCGGCAAGCATGTATCACCTGACTTTTCAGTTTCTCCGGGGCAATCTGGTAAAAAGAAGCTCATCCTCCCCGGAGAATTTTAAATGAGTGATATCAGCGCACAGGACGCGTTTAAGCTGGGCTTTTTAGCCCGCTGCGCCGAAGAAAAGCTTACAGGCGACGACCTCGAAGGCCGGCTGCAGAAGATTGCCGAGTTTAACGAGAAGTCGGCGCTGCTGGGCGTAAAGTTCGACCCGCAAAGCGTTAACTTACTTGGCACTGCTGGTTCCGGGCTTGGCCAAGCTTTGCAAATGGGTATTGCTGTTCCGTTCGGCGCGTCGATCCTTGGCGGCGGGGCGCTGGGGTATGGGCTGGGAAAGGCCACAGAGCCCCGAATTGACGAAGACGAGATGCGAGCCAAAGAGCTGGCCGCCACATACAAGCTTTACGCCGACAAGGCTAAAGCTCGCAGGAAAGTCCGACAAAACCGACTTGGGCAAAGTGACCTGTGAGTATTAAAAAGTATTTCGGCGATCTCGGCGGCCCGGCGCACGGCAATGACAGGTTGCATTGGCCCGGCACCGCTGATGGATACCCTGTGCGCGGCAATTCGCTGCCGCCGGACCTGAAAAAAGAAGAGCTCGACAGCATTGATTTACAGCTCGATTTTAAGAGCAAAATGTTCGAGCTGTGGGATCCGGCACAGAAGGCGGAATTTGACGACGTAAACGATAAAATAGTCAACGGATGGTATTTACAACAGCGCCGAAACGACAACTGGGACGACGAGCACAAGCATTTCCGTGTTTGGCTTGAATGGGCTCAGGTTTACGGCATGCTTCCGCCAAAGGCACGACAATGAGCACAACATCAAAGACAGCCATGGACATGGGCGATGGCGTAACTACGTTCCCTGCGGTTGCGGCCGCGGCAGACAAGCCGTCGCCGTGGGCGCCGTTAAGCTCGTACATTCCTTTTACTTCTGGATTTGGCGCCCCTGCCCCTGCCGCCGCTGCGCATCAGCAGCAAGTACGCGGTATCGAGAGCAAGCTCGACGAGTCTATAAACAAAGACCTCGGTAAGGCTATCGTGCAATACGGCCTTGGCGGGTTGGGCGTTGGCATTGGCGCAGCCGGGCTTTATCACTTGCTCGGCGCTGTAAACAAAGCCAAGCCGAAGTACAAGAAAGTTGGCCCCGGCGCGCAAACTGTAGACGAAGAAGAGAAGATTGCAGCTGATCCCGCGGCGCCTACGCCCTACAGCCTTGATGCGCTTGTGTCGCAAATCGGCAAGCTTGTGCCAAAAGGTTATTTCCAGCTGCCCGACCTGACTAAGGCGCCCGTTAAAGATTACGACCCCGGCCGGCAGGGTTGGACGACGGCTGCGCTGCTGGGTACGACTGGCTTGGGCCTTTATGGCGGCGCGTCTCTTATGAACTCGATTGCCGAGAAGAAGAAAAAAGAAGACATGCAAGAAGAAGTTGCAGACGCCAAGGCGCAATACCAGCGCGCGTTATTTGGCAAAAGCTCCGAAGCGCTCGACGCGGCTTTTGCGCAGTTCGAGAAAGTTAGCGAGCCGCAGCAAGGCTCGACGCTCGTTGACGTAATAAATACGCCGTTTAGGTATATGGCGCAAGCTGGCTTATGGGGCCCGTATCTGACTGCGGTGCTCGGCTCTGGCGCTTTAGCCAGCAAGCTCACATACGACTGGACCCGCGCCCGTGGCCGAGACAAGGCGTTACAGGCCGCTCAGAAGTCTCGCGCGCGTTTAAACGGGGTCGCGCCAGTGTATATTGACCCCGAGCAAATGGCCTCGTTAAAGTCTCTAGCCAACTGACGCCCAATGAGTTGCACACATGCTACCTCCCGAGCCTTCCAATTCGATTCTCGGCAACTCCATTCAGCCACAGACGCGCTCGTTCGGTGACATTAACGCGCTCCGGCAGGGCATCTTTCAGCAGTCGCAGCAGTCGGCAGTAAACGTAGCTCCGTTTACGCCAGACGCCACTCGGGCTGGGATCTTTAATAGCGCGGCTGATCATGCGCGCAAAATCCAGCCTATTCAGAACGACCTGTACACGATGCACCTCTCGGACGTCGATTACGAGGGGCCAGAGAAATTTACTAAGCGAGACCACAAGCAGGCTGTATTATCTCACGGCTCTCTGGCCAGAAAGCTGCGCGGAACATGGAACCTGACTGACAACAAGACCGGCGAGATTGTTTCACAGAAGCGCGCAACACTGGCCAACGTGCCGTACATGACCGACGCCGGCACATTCGTTCATAACGGCGTGGAATACACTTTAGCTCATCAGATGCGGCTCCGTCCCGGCGTCTATACCCGCGAGAAGGACAACGGCGAGCTCGAGGCGCATGTAAACGTCCTGCCGGGTAAAGGACGCATGCATAGGTACTTCCTCGACCCTAAGACGGGCGTATTCAAGATTAATATCGGACAGGCCCAGATTCCGCTTATGCCCCTCCTGAAGGCTGTGGGCGTGCCTGAGCAGGATATTCGCAAAGCGTGGGGCAATGAGCTGACCGCCGCCAATATGGAAAAGGGCGACGCTGGTACGCTAGACAAGCTTTACAGCCGACTCGTTTACAAGCCAGTTGCCGGGTTAGATGCCGCGGGAAAACAAAAAGCCATTGCCGATGAATTCGCCAAAATGGAAATGGATCCCGAGGTAACTAAACGTACGCTTGGCGAGCCTATTAAGAACTTAACTCCGGACGCTATTCTCAAGATCACTAAGAAATTAATCGCAGTGAATCGGAAAGAGGCTGACACTGACGACCGAGATAGCATGGCGTTTCAGCAGGTTCTCGGCCCGGAAGACCTCATCGGCGAACGATTCACAAAAGACCGCGGCATGATCCGGCAGCTCTTGTGGAAAGCTACGGCTAAAAAGACGCTCGACCATGTTCCGACTGGCGCATTTAACAAAGCCATTATCTCGGCGCTTATTGGCTCTGGTCTTGGTTCCAGCCTTGAGGAAATTAACCCGGCTGAGATCTTCGACCACCAGACGCGCGTCACGAGGTTAGGGGAAGGCGGAATCGGTTCGCTGGATGCTGTTCCGCAGGAAAGCCGCAGCGTACAACCCAGCCACTTCGGTTTCGTGGATTACCTCAGAACACCGGAATCTGGCAAGGTGGGTGTAGACATGCGTTTTGCCCGCGGGGCCCTTAAAGGTGCTGACGGGAAGATCTATACGCAAGTTAAGAACATCCAGACCGGCAAACTTGAGTATAAGTCGCCTCAAGAGATCGCCGACATCCCGATGGTGTTCCCCGGCGAAGACCAGAGCGATTTACCCACAGTGGCGGCTATCGTTAACGGGAAGATGAAATACATCCCCCGCGAAGAAGCCAAATACATGCTGCCGAACATGGACGCGTCTTTCTCCACGCTGTCCAACATGGTTCCGCTTAAGTCCATGATGAAGGGCCACCGCGTAATCATGGGTAGCCGCATGTTCACGCAGGCGCTCCCTCTCGTTGGCGCCGAAGCGCCGTTTATTCAGTCTGCAATGGCCGATGACGACACCCGCTCGTATGAAGACGACATGGGCAAGAGCATGGGCGCTGTTCACGCGGACGAGCTTTCGCAGGTTGTTTCGGTCAGCCCTGATGAAATCGTGCTGCGCAATAAAGACGGCGTGAAAAAGACTATTGATCTTTATAACGACGCGCCATTTAACCGTAAGACGTTCTGGACGCAGACAGCCGCTGTTCAGCCCGGCGACACGGTAAAGCCCGGCCAGCTGCTCGCTCACTCTAACTTTACAGACAAGCAAGGCACCGCTGCGCTGGGCTTAAACATGCGCGTGGGCTATCTGCCGTTCAAAGGCTCTGTCTATGACGACTCTGTAGTTATCTCCGAGTCTGCAGCCAAGCGCCTTACGTCTGAGCACATGTATCAGCACGAGGCCGAAGCTGACGACAATACACACATAGACAAGAATAAGTTCGTCTCGCTGTTCCCCGGCGAATACGACAAAAAGAAACTGGACAACTTTGAGTCCAATGGCGTAATCAAAAAGGGTACGACTGTTAATTACGGCGACCCGCTCCTGCTCGTCAGCAAAGCCCGCGAGACCACCTACGGCCAAGTATTCCGCGGTAAGTCGGCTAACTTCACGAATGACTCAGTCACATGGGAGCATCATTCGCCGGGAATTGTCACAGACGTCTCTAAAACCAAGGGCGGCTATAGCGTCGTGGTAAAGAGCCAAGCGCAGATGGAAGTCGGGGATAAGCTCACAGGGCGCTTTGGCGATAAGGGCGTAGTTGCTGACATTATTGCCGATGAGAATATGCCCCATGACTCACAGGGCAGGCCACTTGAGGTGCTTGTCAGTCCTCTGGGTCTGGCTAGCCGTATTAATCCGTCGCAGATCGTAGAAGCAGCTTTAGGCAAAGTCGCTGAAAAGACGGGCCAGCCTTACAAGATCAAAGACTTCGACAGCGCTCGTGATCTTATTCAGTTTGCCAAAGACGAATTACGCAAAAACAACCTGAATGACTTAGACGACGTTGTAGACCCAGCTACCGGACGCAAGATCAAAGGCGTGCTGACTGGTAACAGATTCTTTATGAAGCTGCACCATACGAGCGAAAGCAAAGCCCAAGGTCGGTCTACAGGCGGCTATACGGCAGAAGGCGCACCAGCTAAGGGCGGCGTAGAGGGAGCCAAGCGCGTAGGTATGTTAGATCTCGGCGCTTTACTCTCTCACGGCGCTGGTCAGGTTATTCGTGACGCCAAAATGGTGCGCGGACAGGCTAATCCTGAGTATTGGTCGCAGTTCATGGCTGGATATTCGCCGCCACTGCCCAAGATCCCGCAGGTATACAACAAGTTCGTGGAGCAATTACGCGGCGCTGGCATTAACACAGTCCGCGAAGGTACTAAAACCCACATCATGGCGCTTACCGACAAGGACATAGACAGCCTTGCCGGCGACCGAGAGATCACAAACGCCGAAACAGTGGATTGGAAGTCTGGCTTACGCCCTAAAAACGGCGGCCTGTTCGACGAAAAGCTCACCGGCGGCCATAACGGCAACCGCTGGGCCAAGATCACGCTGCACGAGCCTATGCCCAACCCTGTCATGGAAGAGCCAATTCGCCGGACGCTGGGGCTGACGGAGAAGAGTTTTAGGAACATCATGGCCGGCAGGGAGAATTTAGGCGACGCGACTGGGCCGAAGGCGATCAAAGACGCATTAGCCAAGATAAATGTCCCGAAAGCCATTGAACAAGCCCGCCAAGACATTCAATCGGGGCGAAAAACCGCGCGAGACGCCGCTGTGCGTCGTCTCGCATTCCTTAAGACAGCAGAGAAGACAGGCACGCACCCAGAGAACTGGATGCTGACGAAGATGCCAGTCATCCCGCCGGCGTTTCGCCCTGTGTCCACGATGGGGCAGAAGAAGCTGCCGCTCGTTGCTGACGCTAATTACTTGTACAAAGAGCTGCTGGACGCCAACGGGGCACTTAAAGAGTCGCAGGGCGTGCTGGATGACGTCGGAGATGAGCGCTTGGGCCTGTATGACGCCATGAAGAGCGTCACTGGCATGGGTGACCCGGTGCAGGCTAAGAACGCAGAGCGGCGTGTACGCGGCTTCCTGTCGCAAATCTTCGGCACGTCGCCCAAATACGGCACAGTGCAGCGCAAATTGCTTAGTTCTACGGTGGACTTGGTCGGCCGCGCTGTTATTACGCCCAATTCTGACCTTGATATGGATCAAGTCGCGCTGCCGGAAGAGAAAGCATGGGAAATATACAAGCCATTTATCGTCCGCGGGCTCGTTCGGCGTGGTTTGCCGCGCATGGAAGCCATAAAAGCCTTTGATAGCAAAAACAATTCGGCCCAAAGCGAGTTGCACAGCCAAATGCAGTCGCGCCCGATCATAATTAACCGCGCGCCGGTGCTTCACAGGTACGGCATGATGGCTTTTTACCCCAGACTGACCAAAAACAAGACCATGGAAGTCAGTCCGCTGGTTACAAAGGGCTTCGGCGCTGACTTCGACGGCGACGCGATGCAATTTCACGTCCCGAGTACGCCAGAAGCTGCTAAAGAAGCCACAGAGAAGATGCTGCCGAGTAAAAACTTGTTTGCAGCGTCTACTTTTAAAGCACACTACACTCCAGTGGCGGAATTACAGTCTGGACTGTATGTTGCTTCAAACAGAGTCAACAAGCGCGCGCCCTCAAAGGTCTACAAAACAGCAAAAGACGCTATCGCGGCATATCGACGCGGTGAAATCGAGGTCGACACGCCGGTGCATATTGTGGAGAATGATTAAGCACACGAAACAAGGAGGTTTCAATGGCTATTGTTAATTCTGAGCTGCTGCGGCTCGCTCGCGATCGATTCAACAAGTCTGCTGCGGTTATGCCCGGCATGGCTGACCCCGCTATGGCTGGCGCAGCTCCCGGTGGCGCGCCCCCTATGGATCCGGCGATGGCTGGTGCCGCGCCGCCCATGGACCCGTCGATGGCCGCTGTTGCAGGCGACCCGATGGCTATGCCTCCCGCACCTGCCCCGGCGCCTGCTGCACCTGCCCAGCCCGCGCAGCAAAAACTCAAGCCTGAGCAGATGATGCAGATGATTGATTACCGGCTGTATAACATGCAGCAGCAGCTCACGGCGATTATGAATGCCATGGGCGTGCAGCTTCCCCCAGAGGCGATTGTATTACCTCCGGGATCGACGGCGGCTCCGCCGCCTGAGAGCGCATTACCCGGAGGAGCAGGCGCTCCCGCGCCTGCTCCCGCTGCAGACCCGGCAGCCGCCGCTGGCGGCGACCCGATGGCCGCAGGTGGTATGCCCGGCGTATACAACGGCCAAGACCCAGCGCAGACCGGCGGCGTCGTTCCCCCGATTCCGCCCACAAAGGCCGCATGGTGGCAGGCTGACTCGCCGAAGGCCGCTTCTTATATCGGCGACCCTGTAGCACGTTCAACCGAAGAGCAGCCAATCAATTTGCAGGTCGCTGCGGACGCGGCTAGCGCGCTGTACAGGAGCCTGATGAAAGATGCTCGTTAAGTCGCAGCATTACCTGCAGCCGACTGTAACAAACGCGCATAGCGTCATTGTTGAAGACAATTTCGGCAATATCATTTACGTGGCTGTAGAAGCTGATGGCGGCAACATAGTGACAGCGCAGGCGGGCGAGCCGGAGTTTCAGCCGCTGTTAAAGGCACTAGGCATTGATAAGACAACCATAGTCGAAACGTTTAAACCCAAGTCGATTGAAGCGATGAAGGGCTTGTTGTGACATGCTAAAAACAACACTTGGCCAGCTCATCATTAATAACGCGTTGCCGCCAGAAATGCGCGACTACAATCGTGTTCTTACAAAGAAGAACATGATCGGCTTGGCTACGGACGTCGCTAAAAAGTACCCAGAAAAGTACAAGGGGATCATGAAAGATCTCCAAGACATCGGCGCGGAGACGGCGTACACAACGAATGGCTTGTCTGTTGGGTTAGACGCTATTCGGCCGGCGGTGTCTGCGCTGAAAAAGCAGATTGAAG